TATGACCCAAAAGAGGTAAAAAATGATACATTAGCGATACATCACTTCACAAAATTATGGTAACGGTAGTAATTCCATGCTATAATCAGGCACATTTCCTAAAAGATTGCATCGATTCGGTCAGGGCGCAGACCGTTAAGGTCGCTGAAATCATTGTTATTGACGATGGCAGCCCGGACAATACGTCAGAAGTTGCAAACAAACTGGGCGTAAGATGCATCCGGCAGACAAATAAGGGACTATCAGCAGCGAGAAATACAGGGATAAGGGCAGCGAAGACAGAATATATTTTGCCATTAGATGCGGACGATATGATACATCCGCAATTTTTAGAAAAGACATTGCCATACATGGAGCGATACGATATCGTAAGTACATGGCTCCGGACATTTGGCAATGAAAACAGGGCATGGGGCAGCGACAAGCTTGAGCCGACATTGGGGCTTATGAAGTCGCAGAATCAGATTAACTGTTGTTCATTATTTAGGCGGTCGATGTGGGAAAAGGTGGGTGGATATGACGAGGATATGCGTGATGGTTTTGAGGATTGGGAGTTTTGGATACGATGCGTATCAGAAGGTTATAATATCCGGATCGTCCCTGAATATCTGTTAATGTACAGAAGGCATGGGGTGTCAATGTTTAAGGAAGCGCAAAAAAAGCGTGAAAAAATACTTGATTACATGGCAAGAAAGCGCAGCATGACAGGCGAATTAATTGACGTTGTCATTCCATTGGGTAAGGGTAGCAGTTCAGCAAACAATGAATTGCGTTTTTGCTTGCGATCGATTGAGCAATACCTGGAAGGGTATCGTAATATTTGGATTATTGGACAGAAACCTAAATTTTTAAAAAACATAAATCACATAGCACATGAGGAATATCATCCAAAAAGTAACAACATTCATGACAAGATTAAACGAGCCTGCCAATCTGGAGAGATTAGTGACAATTTTATTTTGTTCAATGATGATTATTTTCTTGTTGAAAAAGTAGATGCACCGACGTATCCTAATTATTTTAGCAATGATGCATTGAAGGAAGTATACAAGCGACCGAAGCCTGATCCATACCGAAAAATGGTTGAGGATACGGAGAAAGAACTGGGCAAGGTATGGCGTTATGCTGATATCCATTGTCCTATCGTGATAAATAAGCAGTTATTTTTGCAGCAGCCATACAATAGGAATAATGAACATGGATTATGCGTTAAGTCTACTTATCTGCATTATGCAGCATTTAATGCGTACCTGCGGCATGATCCTATCCTGCGGAAGCCACACACACGGCAGCAGATTGAGGATATGCTATTGACTACCGACATGATCTCGATCCATGACGAGGCAATAAATAACGATTTTATCGAATGGATTGAGGGGAAGTTTCCGTATCATTCGAAGTACGAAATATAGTTACACTAACTGACATCCTTATGTGCTAATTTTGCAGAGGATGAGTATATTTAGCCGATTTTTTGGACGATCTACTGCCCAGCCACAGGTAAGGACTGTGGATCTGGAAAACTACTTTCTGCCGATGCAAACACTTGGCGGAAAGAACATTATCGTCACGACCAAAAAAAGCGCATCTCTTGGCGTTGTGTTTGAGTGCGTTGATGTAATCAAGCGTACATTATCGCTTGTTTCACCGAAAATTTACGAGCAGCGACCGGATGGAAAATATCCTGCGCCACAACATCCGTTATTTTCATTAATCAATGTTGAGCCGTACACATTGTACACAGCTACTGATTACTACGGTCAGATGATAGCTGATTACTTGTTGTACGGGAATGCCTATGCAATTATACAGCGTGATGGTGGCAGGATAACAGGACTGCGAAGGCTTGAGCCTGAAAACGTTGAGCCATATCTTGTAAACATAGATGGTGTTGAGGAAAGGTGGTATAAAATAACTGACGAAAAGGAAAAGCGTAGCACGGTTCTGAACCAGCGAGACATGATCCATTTAATGGATTTTAATTTCGATGGTATCAAAGGATTGAGCCGAATTCAATTAAAGCGCAACACAATCACCGAAGCTGGACAGGTGCAGATATATGCGACCGATATGTATAAGTCAGGCGTGTCGGTTTCGGGATATTTGGAGTCTGATCGAATGATCGGTAAGGATGAACTGGATTATTTGAGAAGAAAATTTGAACAGCAAACGACAGCTGCCAATGGTGGCATCGCTGCTCTTCCGCAAGGATTCAAGTACAATCCGCTGAAGTACAATCTGCCATTTGCCGATGCCGAAATAATAGAGGCGCAGAAATGGGGTGTTGAAAATGTGGCCCGGATCTTCGGTGTGCCATTGTCGTTAATCGGTAGGTCAGACATGGCAGATAATAAGGCAGATGCTGAATTTAACAGGTTTCTGTCTGTTACGATTGCGCCATTGACAATACTATTGGAGAACGAACATAACAGGAAGTTATTCAGTCAGAATGAGCGTGGACGGTATTACATCAAGTTTAATCTGAAGGGACTCTTCCGGGTGGATATGCTTACGAGATACCAGGCGCATCAGATAGCTTTAAGCCATGGATTTATGAACAAGGACGAAGTCAGGGATGTAGAAGGAATGAATCCAATACCGGGCGGTATGGGTCAGGTTTATTTTCAGATGTTGAATACGATTCCATTAGATCAAGCGATGGAATATCATGAATATAAGGACATGAACGGTAATGATTTAAGTAACGATAACGACGACGATAATAATGATACTGAAGATATATAACGAGGCAACCACAGTCAGAGGCATTGCCAACGAGAGCCGAGAGCGTGAGTTCATTATAAGTAATGAGCGAAGGGATATGCACGGAACGATCATAAAGCTTGCCGGGTGGGAAATTGAAGATTACAACCGTGGAGGTGCATTCTATTATCAGCACCTTACAGGTAACGAGGCAATGCCGAATCCTGACAATGTACTCGGTCCTGGGCAGGCGTGGAAGGAAGACAAAACACTGGTTGGCAAGGCATTTTTTGAACCTGCGGACATTAATCCGCTTGCAGAAAAGATAATGCGCAAGGTAGATTATGGGACACTTACCAGTACATCCGTAGGATTTATGCCATTAGAAGGTCACTGGGGAGTGGAGCGTAAGGATGAAGACCCGGAGACTTATTATTTCACAAAGCAGATACTGAAGGAATTCAGCATCGTGAACATTCCATCCAATCCGGATGCCGTTAAAAAGTCATACGAAGCTTATGACTGCTTTATGGGCAAGAGGGCTGAGGAACACCTAAGTGAGGGATTTAAGAAGGACTACAAGTACAATCTGCGCAAGATCAGGAATCAGCGTGAACATCTGTTGAATCTTGCAGGGATGAGGAATTTATTGTAAAATTTAAAATAAAGAAAAATGACAATTAATGATTTACAGGTCAGATTGACCGAAAAACTAAACAGACAGGAGGAGATCCTGACTGCATCTGATGCAGAGCAAAGAGATTTCACTGAAGTTGAGCAAACTGAATTCGACACATTGAGCCGTGACATTTCGAGCATTAACAAGTCTATCCAGGTTGAGCAAAAAAAGGAAGAGGCAAGAGCGCAGATTGCGATTAACAAAATTGCAAACGGTGGCGCACGTAAGTCAGAGGAGGCAAAGGTTACTGAGAAATTCTCATTCCTCCGAGTTCTTGACAAGATGAGTAAGGGCATTAGTCCGGACAACATGGGAGGCGTAGAAGGTGAAGTTCACCAGGAGGCAGTTAAGGAAGCAAGATCCGCTGGCCGTTCTGTTATGGGTTATGGTCTACCTGCGATGATGATGAGAGCGCAAGACGCTGCAACTGCTGCAACTGCTGGTAACTTGATAGCTACTGAACTTGATAGTACAATCATTCCTGCGCTTCGGCCACGTACAGTAATGGCGCAGCTTGGTGCTATGCAAATGAATGGATTAGTGGGTAATCTTGATCTGCCTGCTGGCGATGGAATTTCCACAGCGACTTGGGAGGGCGAAACTGACGCAAATGCAAACACTGATCCATCAACAAGATTGGTGGAACTGCGACCAAACAGACTGGCTGCTAAAACTACACTTTCAAAGCAATTGTTGATTCAATCTTCATTCGATGCTGAAGCATGGGTAAGATCTGAATTGGAGAATGCAGTAGCTCGTGCGGTTGATAGCGCTGCAATTCAGGGCAACAGTGGGAACATCAACGGAATACTTGGTACATCCGGGGTAAGTGACATTACATTTGGTGGTGCTGTAAGTCGGGCCAAGCTTGTAAATCTTATCACAAAGATTGCAGTTGAAAATGCAGATGTTGCTACGCTTAACTTTTTGATGAATCCAATAATCAAAGGTGAGTTGATGAGCCTTGAGACGGATTCAGGATCAGGTCTGTTTGTAATGGATAACACAAATAGCTTGCTTGGTTATAATGTTGCGGTTTCTACATTGGTACCGACAAACATTTCATCTAACAAGACTGCGGTAATATTTGGTAACTTTGCCGATCTCGTGATTGCGAATTGGGGCGGTGTTGATCTTTTGGTTGATCCATATACACTTGCTGACAACGCACAGGTAAAGGTTGTCATCAACTCATTCTGGGATGTTAAGCTGAAGCAGCCGAAGTCATTCGCATTCGGTAATGACATCACTTGGTCTGCATTAAGCTGATTATAAGAGACTGGATTTTTGAGATTGTGCTGCTTGGGGGAGGGCAGTGAAATACCTGCCCTCTTTTAAATATAAATGATATGGCAAAAGGACGCAAAACAGCAACATACGAGACCAGGGTAGTAATTCCTGAAGTACCTAAGCCGAGGAGCTGGAAAAAGGAAGGCATTGTTATTAAGACGATGTACCATGCTTATGGATTCCCTGGCAAGATCGGTGATGTTGTTGATGTCGACCCGGCATATTATGATGAATTGGTAGATAAAAAATTCATTAAGCCAGTATGAAAGTAATTCCAAGCGGACATAAGAGCCTGATTGTTGACTATGATGAAAATCTGAAGTCACATCTGCGGATATTTGACGATGCCGATGAGGCATTAATAACGTCATACATTAGGTCTGCCGGTGAATACATTGAGAAGTACATTGGATTGCCGATTTTATCAAATCAATTCACAGTCATAGGATATGCTGAAGATCAGTCAATTGAACTGCCAAAGGGTACGGTTTCGGTGCAAACAATTCAAGAGAGGCAGCAGGACGGTACATGGCTGGAGGTAGATGCAACGACAGATCAATTAGATAACTATGGGGTATACTGTATGTATTACGATGAGGTATTACAGAATGGATACGAGTACAAAATTGACGTAATTACCGAATGTCAGATATCGATGCGTGTTAAACAGGCAGCTTATCTGATTGTTGCCGAGATGTATGAGCAAAGGGAGAATAGGGGCGTAAAGTATCCGATGTCTGCGAATGCATTACTGGACGCTGAATCCCTCTTACTATGATCTACGCCAACAATCTTAATGCGGTAATTGCCATTGGTGCGATGGATGAAAAGTTAACTTTAAAGGTAACAACATCGCAGACATACAACAGCCTGGGAGAGATCACAGGGGAGACAACGACGGACACAATACTGGCGTGCCATGTTATTGATGATATTGAACCGGAGACTGACCAGATGGATAAGCAGACGGTAATGGACTATCGTGATTTTATCACACGATACAAAGCGTGCGCAGTTACTGACAAGGTGTTGTACGATGGGGCAACATATGACATTATCCGGGTGGAGACGATGGGACGAAAGCGGTATATGAAATTGAGATGTAAACTGGTTGACTGATGAGTAGATTATCCGAGGCATTAAATGCAAAAGGTAGATCAAGTAGTAGTAACAATTCTATAAATGCCGAGATTAACCAGGCGGTAAAGAATCTTTACGATATGCTTGACAAGTATAACACTGCCATAAGCAAAAAAACACTATTAAAGCGTGCCGGTGCGGTTGCATTAAAAGGGTTAAAGGATGAGGCAAGAAAGATAAAGCGCAGCGGTGACTTATTGAAGTCTGCTGGATGGATTAATACCAAGTCAAAGAGCAGTGTACTTGCAGGATTTAATTACAGAAAAGGTGGAAGTCATGCACATCTTATTGAGTTTGGTTGGATAACAAAAAACGGAGAAAGAGTAAAAGGCCGTCCAATAGTTAAACAAACATACGAGCGCACCAAAAATACGATTGTCCAAAACTTGGAGATGGAACTAAAGCGCACACAGGCCAAAATTGAAAGAGAAATAAGGATATGATTGGAGACATTGCCATATATGAGTTAATTAGCGACAACGTAAGCAATGTTTACTTTAACAAGTTTGCGCAATCTGTTAAACTGGACGAGGCAACGCCAAAGGTTTTAATTAAGAATCTGACTCAGATTCCGGTTAACACAAAGGAAGGGATTGTTGTTGAGGAATGCACATACAGGATTGAAATTATAGGAACAAATTATATAAACATCAGCAATACGGCAGCTGACATAAAGGACTTGTTACTGGCTTACAGTGATGCCAATGTTTACCATGTCATCTTTGATAATTCATATTACGATACAGACGAAGACGTGGAGATACATAGGATTATTCAAGATTATAGGGTACATATAAAGCAGACCAATGGTAGTTAATTGTAAATTGTTGAAAGATTACATGGGATACAAAGCAGGTATGGAAGTGCCTATTTTGGAATCCTATTATAATAAGTTACAAAAAGAAGGCGTGGTCCAGCGTATTGGTAGATCACTTGATCAGTGGTATGTTTCACCGAAGCCTGTAGATGAAGAGGAATAATTTTTTAACGTTAAAAATAAAATAAAATGGCAACAGTAGGTGTGGTTAATGGCCACTTTTTAAGGTTCTTTGTAGGAGGTGTGAGCATCGCCAAGGCGACGGAATGTACAATATCATTTGCAGCAGCGACACGTGAAATAGCCCACAAAGATACGGCAAGTTCATTGACTGGTGGATGGCGTGAAGTTTTACCAGGTCAGCTTTCAGGTACTGGTTCAACATCAGGTCTTTACGCTGAAGATACTAATAGTTTTGCGACATTGTACGACTCAATGGTGGCAGGTGACACGTTATCAATTACATTCACAACTGGTGAGTCCGGTGATAGTGTTTGGTATGCAGATGCGATAATTACAAGCATGGAATTATCCGCACCGAACGATGAGAATGTTACGTATTCAATATCTTTTGAATTTTCCGGTGAAGTAGTAAGATCTTAAAAAACAGTAAACAATGCAGACAGTAACAATCAATTCAGTTAAATTTCATCCAAAGATTAAAAATTCAACGCTGCTATTATTTGCAGCAGCCGAGGGAATTGATCTTGGAAAGATAGACAAGGTTTTAGCAGGGTTCAATTATGACTTGGCGGTGAAGTTATTTGTTTTCGCAGTCCATAAGGAAGGCGGAAACTTAACGGCCGACGAGATTCATGCCGAGGTAGACAAGCGCATAGACACATTCACGGAGTTGATGCAGTACGTTGCAACGCAGCTGAATCCTGAAGGAGTGGGGGAGCAGAAGCCGGGCAAAGGTCCGGCAAAGAAGTAGACCTTTCTTTTGGGCAAATACGGTCAAGGGCATTTTATTACGGGATGTCCTTGACCGATTTTTATGAGGCAACGCTTGGTGAGACATTTGAATACATTCACGAGCGTGGCAATTATGAAAAGCAAAAGATGGAGAATGAGTGGAAGGTCATGCGATGGCAATCTACACTACTGCTCAACATGATGGCATCCAAGGGCAAGCGGTACCAACCGACAGACTTATTTACGTTTGAGGATGAAGAGAAGGCGCAGGGTAAGCGCAAGGTAGCAATAGACAGTCCAGAGGCCGAGGAGGTTTTCAAGCGAATGGAGGAAAAATATAAACAGCGATGGCAGTCAAAATTGGCGATGTAACGATACGGATTGGTGCGACAACGAAGCAGCTTGAGGCTGACCTTCGGAAGGCAGAGAGGGCCTTACAGGCAACGTCCCGAAAATTTACTAATATAGGTCAAAGTTTAACGCTTGGCTTAACAGTGCCTATGTTAGGATTAGGTGCTGCTGCCACATCTTCATTTGCCGAAATAGAACGTTTACAAAATTCACTTACTGCTGTAATGGGTGATGCCAAAGCAGCAGGTGAAGAGTTTGAAAGATTGCGTAAGGTTGCCGAGGCTCCAGGCCTTGCATTACCACAAGTAGTAAGCGCATCAGCCAAACTGCAAGCGGTAGGATTATCAGCTGAAGAGGCAAGAGATACGATAAGCCAGTATGGTAATGCAGTTGCAAGGTCAGGAGGCCAAGCGCAAGAGTTTGATGGGGCAATACTTGCATTAACACAGATTGCATCCAAGGGTAAAATATCAGCCGAGGAATTAAATCAATTAGGTGAAAGGATATTTGAAATACGCCCAGCTCTTGAGGCTGCATTTGGTACGTCAAATTCTGAAGAGCTTCAAAAATTAGGTATTAGTGCTGAGGAATTTATTGCCAAAACAACTGCCGAGCTTGCTAAATTGCAAAGGGTAGAAGGTGGATTATCTAATGCATTTGAAAATTTTAGGGACAACATTACGTCTGCACTTTCGACACTTGGGGATTCGATTAGTTCAGCAATAGATTTGCCCTCATTGCTTGACAGGATATCACGTGCAGTTGCAAAAGTTGGGGAATTTTTTAAAAACTTATCCCCTGAAGCACAAAAAGCAATTGTTTATTTTGGATTATTTGCTGCTGCAATTGGTCCGTTACTTATAATATTTGGTAAACTTTCGCTCGCAATAGGTACTATACGTATTGCAATGGTTGGTTTACAAGTGGCATTTACTCAAGGTGGTCTGCTTGCTGCATTTTCATTTTTAGGTGGTCCTGCAATTGCCGGAGTAGTCGCTCTTGCTGCAGCTGCTTACTTACTTTATAAAAATTGGGAAATCGTAAAAAAATCCCTTGTTGATGTTGTAAATTATTTTATTGACTTATATAACGAATCAACATTATTTCGTGCTGCCATTAATTCAATAGTATTAGCTTTTAAAGGATTTGTTAATGCAGGTCAACTTGCAATATCACTTGTTATAAATGCTTTTAAAGCATTATTTAAATTTATACTTGATGGTTTTGTTGCGTCAGGTAAATTAATTAAAGCAGTACTTACGTTAGATGTCGAAGCTATTCCTGGAATAATAAAGGAAGGATTTAGTGCATTTGGTAATATTGGTGATTTTATAAAGAATTCAGCGCAGGATATTAAAGTATTTGGCGTTCAGACATCTGTTGATTTAGCGAATGCAGTCAATGACACATTGCGAAAAAAGATAAAACCGATTACTGGAGCTGATCTTTTTGGCGGTGGTGCAGCAGGGGTAGCAACAGGAACTACATCAGCAATAATACCAACTGCGACAAAAAAACCAACAATTAGTCCTGAGCTTGCTAAAGAACTTGCAAAAATATCAGAAGAGCTTTTAAAACTTGAAAAACTTTATAAGGCTGGTTTAATCGACGCAACAGATTTAGCCAACGAGCGTATAACATTACTTACAAAAAAACTTGAACTACTTGTAACTAATGGATTTTCGCCGACAAGCGACGCAGTAAAAAATTTAAAGTCAGAATTATCAAAATTACGATCTACACCAGCATTGGAGATATTGCCCCAAGCATCAGGCATTCAGAGCTTGGAAACAGTAGTAAGTGGATTGCAGCAAAGAATAACTGGAGGTGTTACAACAGCATCAGCTGCTGTCAGTTCTATACTAAAAAACACCAGCACAACTGTAAGGGATTATTATGTCGGCATAGGTGCCGGGTTTGTAGATGCGCAAGGTAAATTTAAGGCATTTGCCGAAGAAGTTAGTGCAGTCAGCATTGATGTTGGTCAGCAATTAAGTCAGGCTTTTGGGTCAAGTCTTGAGGCTGTTGGGGTGTTAATCGGTAATCTTGTCAGCGGTGAAGGTGCAGGATCATTAAAGGTTTTTTTTAATTCAATACTAACTGTAATACTTGATTTTGCCATAGGATTAGGTAAACAATTGATTGCATTGGGTACTGCAACGGAATCACTTAAAAAGTTATTCACTAATCCAGTCGGTGCAATTATTGCAGGTGTTGGATTGATAGCAGTTGCAACCATAGTTAAGGGTATAATTAGTAAAGGTGTCCCAAGTTTGGCCATCGGTACGGATTACGTTAAACAAGACGGCCTTGCGATTCTTCACAAAGGTGAGGCAGTAGTACCTGCGGATGTCGTTGGTGGTGGATTTAAAGGAGGTGGAGGCACTCAAATATACGGAAGATTAAGCGGTATAGATTTGTTGTTATCTAATCAATATGCAACTGGTTACCAAAAACGATTGAGATAATGGCGAAACGATTTAGTTGTGTAGGTAATACAACATATAATTATCAATATGAAGTCAACATATACGATGATGATTATACCGGTAGTGTGTTGCCTATTACATTAAGTCCAGATATTATTTTTGAATCGCACGGTAATGATAGGGATCATAACGAAATAATAACGACAGGGTCAGCAACCATAACGGTCTTGATGGTTGGAGAAAATGAAGAAGATTTAATTGATGATATTTTAGCCGCAGATGAAGGTCGTTTTTATGTTGAGTTAAAACATAATGAATTTAAGATATTTTTTGGAAGAATAATGTCCAATGGAATATCTATTCAAGACGAAGTACAACCTGCGGTAACATTGCAAGCAATTGATGGATTGACGTTACTTAAAGATGTTAATTACATACATCCGGATGTAAATCAATTTGTAAGCATAAAAGATATTTTTGTTTACATTTTAAATCAAGTTGATGTAATCAACAAGTACTATGTAGCAACTGATGGGATAATGTATATGTCATCAAAGCTACAAGTTGATGATCCGACATTTACAAGTAGTGTTATATTTGAAATTGTAAAGCATAATGATTATTTCTATACATTAGAAAATAACACAAGGATACCATTATCTTGTTGGGATGTTATGGAAGAATTACTAAAGCGTTACAATATGCGATTGGTATATTCTTTTGGTCTTTACAAGGTGATGGGTAAAGAAATTTATTTGTCATCAAATACTTTACAGGAAAAACTATATAGAAAAAACGGCACAGGAATAACGCCAGTTATTACATTTCCTACAATTGATATACTTGGTAATGATACACGTGCATTAACCGGTGGAACGTATTACTTTGAACCAGGAATTAAGAAGGTAACAATAATAACAGATAAGCAATACGTTAACAAAAACCTTGCAGATGGTAAATGGTGGTATCAGGATGATGATGCCTATCAGACGCTTGGTTTTATGAATAAAAATAAACGTTACCAATCGCTACTTACATTTTCAATTTATAATTTCTTTTTACCAAGCGATTATCCGGAAGTTAAATGGGTACGTGTCAGAATGTTTTTTAAGGCACAAGAATTTGAAGGTTTGGATATTAAGTATCCAAAAATGTCATTTAATGTTGCAGCCGGTACGGAGGCTCATTTTTATATTGTTGCCCCATCCTATCCATTAATTGAACTTGTAAACGCAACATCTGAAACTGCAATAGTTGTATACTTCAGAAACATTCCAAACCTTCAATATGCTTTAAATTTTATTTTTCCAGAGTTTACGGATGACCGAGTAATGTCTTACAAGATAGAATACGATGGATTGTATAATGACTTTGATGATCAACCATTCTTTCCTTGGGATGAAAACATTATAACGGATTGGGAACTTATACCGTTAACTTATAGCGTTAAACAAGAGTTTGGTCAGTATCCGGTTCTTCAATCTGATAGTGTAAAATTTAGCGCATCAACAGACAGTACAGAAGTTTTTACAAAAGAAATTAATATTATAGCATCAGATAAGTATGGTCAAGAACTGACAAGGCCTATATTGTCAAAAACAGGCGTGGGTCATAATAGATCAGATGATAATTGGAACTTTGATTCAGATGATCCAGATGAAGCTTTAGAGCGTGCTATTTGCAGAAACATATTAAAGTACACCGCAGCAAAGCAAAAGTTTCTCGATATTCCGCTAAATATTAAATCATTAATACCGGAACCATCTACATACATTACATACAGAGGCGAAGACTTTTTTGTAAGTAGAGTTAATTGGAGCATATACAATGCAACCATGCAGGTAACTTGCATTAAACTTCCTGATGTAACACCAACAATAACGGTAGCATCCATTGCGCCTACGCAATTGCCATATCTACAGACATTTATTGGGTACGAGACAGAAGCATTTAGTAACAACGGAGAAATAGAAAGCTACTACGAGGAGTTTGAAAATGTAACGGCCGACAACGTAACCATTGATACTAATTTGGAACTATATTTCACAAGTAATGTAACAACAAACCAAAGGCGATGGAAAGTTTATATGAATGGCATTAAGTTGCGTTATAAGGATAGTAGTACATTAACATTTCCATTATCCGCAGGCGATTTAAACGTTAACGAATGGACAGAAGATGTAACCAGTAATGCATTTTATTTTGCCTACGAACTTGCAGGCGATTACATAGAAGTTGAATACATCAAGATATGAGATACATAGCAATATTATTATTACTCCCATTCCTTGGTCAATCGCAGACCAAATGGCGACAGATCGAACGATCATTAACCAAGTGGAATGTACCTGCTGCATACGATTCGATACCAGGACAGACCGGGTATGCCGGTAAGTGGGTTAGCCTTGCGACCTTGTTGGATACATTAGAGATAAGCGGGGGTAGCACCACTGGAATTGGCGCAGCAAATAGGATTGCGTATTGGAAAACAACGGACACAATAACCTACGACAGTGCAAT